AGGATTGTTGAGTTAAATCATATTGAACTAAATCAATTGTGCCGAATGTGTATAAATCATTCAAAGCGTACTGATAACGAACATCAAACATACCCACAGACTGTGCGGTTATGTGAAATATTCTAGTTACGCTGGTGATTAAATCTTGTAATAAAATATCACCAGGCTGGTCTTGTTCTTCAGAGACTATAGTTTTATCTGCCAATTGAAAGCCAGGATTGTCGGCTTTAATCGAGATGTAGCGATTGGCTATATCTTCAGGTTGAATTTGATACTTCAAATATACCTGTTCCACACCGTCAAAATGATATTCAGAAAAAAAACGAATAGCGTCATCAACGCGATCCTGAATTTGTTCGTCGTCTACATTCACTTCAATTACAGGCGAGCCTAAAGCCCGCAAACAGTAATCAACTAATTTCCGTCTCGTCCTGACTGAGGGCATTTATGTTCTCCGAAGGATATTTAGCCTTTATTTCTTTTCTTAATTTTTGAATAGAACTAATGCCAGATTCTGTTTTTGGTTTCTTTTCTATAAGATTTTCCCACATTGCTACAACTAGTTCTTCAATACTCGGATATTCTAATTTTCTTTTATCAAGTCGATTAAATGTTTTCTTTTGATTTATTGCCGCTCTAACATCCTCTAAAACTTCCAATTCTTCTGAATTAACTTCGGTTTCTAAAGTTGTTGAAACTTTAACAAATTCATTAATTCTTTTGAAATATCTTTCTCCATCATCCCAAACACCAAATATTTTATATTGTTTTTCTTTAGTTTTAATCAATCTGTAAGGCGAATGTTCATTATCGTATTTCAAATATACAGTGCTTGTTGGTTCTGTGTAATTTGGCTCCAATAACATAAATGCAGCAGATTTTACTAGTTTGCCATTAATTAAAAAATCACCAGATTGTAGTCTTTCAAATTTCATGTTTGTCCTCACAGCGGTATTGGTGGTATGTAAACATCGGAAATATCTGTTTCCGACGATCCCTTTTTGTTTGTTGTTGCAAAATATGAAACTTTTCCTCTACCCATATTCCAAATATATCCTGAAAGATTAACTGAAGATGGAACATTTAATCCTACCAGTCCATTTCCGTTCTTAAAATATAAATCTCCAGAACTTTGTGTACTAACATTCAAAAATGCCTGAACACTATTATTTCCCGAAACTCCTCCAGAACCTCCTACAGCAAATGATGTATGTCCCGTTCCTCCCGTTAACCCTATAGCGCGAGAATCTCCTTCAACAAGCAATTTAGAAGAGCCGGAGAAAAAGAATCCGCCTTGATATCCGGTAGATAATAAATTAGAAAAACTATCTTTAATAGTTATTTCTGCGTTATTAATTATTCCTATAACTCCGTTATTTGCTATGTTTGTAAATTTTACACTATTTGAATTTGCTTCAATATCAATTATTCCATAATTTTTTGCAGATAATCCGTAAAGATTTCCAGTAATGATCGGATTATTCATAAGGATTATTCCGTTTCTATTAGATTCAACAGCGGTTCCGCAGTCTGAAAATATATTGTTTACAGATTCAATTCGACCGTTTCTAGTTGCGTATAAAGCACTACCGTAATCGGGCCATCCATAGAATGCCATATTTTCGCCAATTCTTACCAAACCAGAACCAGAACTAATAATTGCTTTTGCGGTTTCTGAAGAAAAGGTTGTTCCCTCAAATGATATTACAAACGGATCGCCTTGTGTTGAAAGACCTAAAGTTAGTTCTCCAGAATTAACCAAGTAACCGCTGCAATCTGCAAAATTCATTGATACGGTATAAATGTCTACTCGTTGTAAGTTATTTGTAGAAACTCCACCAGTAATATAACCTGAAAATACACTTGAACCGCTCATTCCAAACGGAACAGAAGAATTAACAGTAACCTTTCCTGTTTCTACAGAGTTTATTTTATAAATGCCTGCAAGCGATTGTGGTCCTGTTGCGGATGCCGTTAGTGTGTGAGAAAAATATTCCGGTCTAATACCAACATAATTTCCTACAGCAACATTAGATGTGTCCATGAATATATCAAGAACCATCGTGTTTCTTCCTGTACTGCCGTATGCAGTAGAAAGAAGACCCGCAGACAAACCTATGGGTATTTTGTTGAAGAAAGAATCCGAAGAAGCATACATGTTTATTTTACAACCATCAACAATATTTGTTTTAGTGTTTGAAAAAACAGTGTTTGGCGTATCTTTAACCAAAACAATATTTGTTTCTTTTGGTGAAGTAAAATAATTTAAAGTGTCTGTATCTCTAGCAGCATCACATAAGGATATGTAACCACTAGAACCTTTACAATTTCCTGCACAAGGTTCAGATGTTATTCCGATTGCAGAATTGAAATATCTCTTTAATATCGGAGATTGCCACACAGATTCCAATTCTTCAGTATACCTTACAACACCCCAATCGCTTAAAGAATTTAAAAACACTGAATATTGTGTTGGTGAAGTGGAAAGTGTCGAGAAATTGTGTGGGCCAATTGAATCCACATCCGAAACGGGATCTCCTACCGGCGAAACATAAACGGTGGGGAAAATATTTCTATAGTCTGCGGCGGTACATCCACAAGAACCAGTTTCTCCTTTAGGACCAGTTACTCCTTTAGGGCCAGTACCACCAGCAGCACCTGTTGCGCCTGGTTCACCATTTGTTCCGTTGTTTGGGCTAGGAATAATAGTTATTGAATACAGTTCTCCTAAATTTGGGGTTCCTAAAGTTGCAAGAACTCCACTTATTTGCATTCTGTAGTGTTGAGTTGTTCCTGCTATTGGATTTGCTGCAACTACGGTAAAAGAAGGCCCTAATTCAAATATTCTTAAAAAAGATGTTGGATTTTTTAATGGTCTTACTATTGCTACTCCGGCTCTTTCTGTATTGTTGTTTGTTAGAATTGTTGAAATATAATTTCCAACATTTGCTGTAGAGTATTCAATAGAACTAAGTCTTAAGAAATCGTTAGAATTTGTATCAAAAGAAAAACATCCATCAGGAACTGATGTTGCATTAGTATAAGTGTAAGTTATTGGGCCTAAACCAGAACCTGTTGCTCCTATGGGGCCAGTTGCCCCTGTTGCTCCTTGAATGCCTTGGGGGCCTGTAGCACCCCTATTCCCCTTTGGCCCCACTTCAATACCAGGCTGCCCTTCATTTGTTTTATACCTAATAATCCAATTAGCAACCCCATACGGAGACATATTTTCATGGTCATCTCCACTTCCCGTAGCACTAGTAAATGCAACCTGTGTTTGCGGGAAAGAAGAAAGATAAGAAGAAATATTACCGCTGCTTGCTCCTATTATGTACGAAGCAGAACCAGAAACTCCTGTGGAATTAAGTATCTGAATACCATGAGAGTGGGAGGGCAATTCATTTTCTGACAGATAGTGAGTTTCTGTTCCACCAATATCTCCTAGTGTTCTTTGAGTTAGTCCTCTTCCCGTACCTGCTCCAATAACATTTCTTCCTCTAAGGTCGGGCAAAAAGAAATTGTTAGAAGTGTAGCCCGCTGCTTCGCCAGGAATTAACGATTTTAAAGTAATTTCTGTGCCAGAAAAAAGACTGTTAAATGAAGTGCTGCCTGTAATGCTATTCAGATATTTTAAAGTTACATTGTTAGTAGTACCAGTTGTAGAATAGACCTGAACTACTGTTTGATTACTACCCCAAACCAGTTTATATACATCGTTATTGACGATAGAATGATTTTTAGTTGACCCTGGTCCTTCAGATGGTGCGTCAAGAACGGAAGAATCAAATTTAATACTTGCAGTTGAACCTGTTGTGGATGGATTTACTATACCTTGTATAGAATATTTTTCTCCAATTATTTCATATAAAGAATCGTAATAAGAACCGGATTTCGGTAAAGAGTCGCCCACACACAACAACCATCCAGCAGGTAAATCAGAACCACTGCCCGCATAAGGAACAATTGAACCAACAGGAGTAAACAGGCTAACTAAAGGAGTGGAAGATAATGGTAGAGAATTTACAACAATACCACTATAACCGGTAAAAGGAACTAAGATTGGTTTAATTAAACTTGTTGTTGATTGGGTGGAATATCCTGAAGTTATTCCTCCCGTTATAGAATCTGAAAGGTAGTAGGTATTTCCTGTTAATAGTGGAAATTGTGTAACTGATGAAGTCGAACCACTAGGAAAATCTATATTTCCTTGATAAACAACTGTTACATTGTTGCCACTTATAGATTCAACAATACCAATAATGTTGGATTTAGAAATTGTTGAGGCAACTCCTGCTTCCAAATTACCCGAACTGTTTATAAAAACAGCAGTTCCTGGCTGTAAGTTGTGTCCTGCTTGTGTAAATGTATCTTTTAAACCAACTTGGCTTGCTGCCGTTTGAACAAGAATTGTTGATAGCCTGTTGTATCTGGACATTAATATTTCTCTCTAGAACTGGTTCTAGGAGGTATTTAGCACAGAAACAAAATCAGGTTTTATTAATTTGTTACCAATTCTCCAACATTAACTAGGGCTTCTGTGGCAAATTTAAGATTTGCTTCAATCCGCTCTTTTTGGTCGGGTGGATATTTTCCTTCTTGAAGCAATTTAATAGATGCCATTCTTGCTTCTTTATAGTTTTCTGTCCAATATGCCGCAATAGCATATTCATCCAAAATCATCCATTCGTAGACTGGTTGGGCAACAAACAAAGCACCATCTGGATACTTAATCTTTGCTGCAATTTTAGAAAATCTATAAGACTGGTCAAATCTACCAGCCAATCTACAAATTCTAGCAGCAGCCCATAGGCTTTCTGCTCTCCAAGGAGCAACTTGATATGCTTGCCAATAAGAAGCAATAATGTCGTCTATAGCGTGTTTTAAAATTTCACGAATTCTGCCTACTTGAAATAGACTATAGAATACTTCTTCGTTCCATCCACCAAGTTGCGCTCTCTTGAGATAAGCATCAAGGGACTTTTCCCACTGTTGTGAGTCTCTGTACGATTGAGCAAGATAGAAATGATATCTATTGAAGTCCTTAGGATCGACTTCGCCCTTCAAGGCTTCTTCAAACATCTTGGCATCGTCCGCATACTTGGTTGGATTCTGAGAACGAGCACCGTCTTGAATTGGAGTATTTGTGAATCCGCGAGCAAAATCTCTAGTTTTAATTTCATCATGGCAGTCCACATACTCGTGTAGAACTCCACGATAATAATAACGCAACTTATTACTAGTTAACTGAGGACGGTGATAACGAGTATTACCATAAAAAGCAAACACATTATAAAGGTCTGCGTTTAACTGTTCCTTAAATTTTTCTGGATCAAATCCTGGATCGTAAACTAAAACTTCATCAGAATCTATCATAAGACAATAATCATTATCAGTCTTTGCGGCAAATTCGAGAGCCTCAGAACGATTGTGTCCAAAGTTCTTCCACGGACGCTCATGGATTTCTCCTGGAATTCCTACATTGTCAAAAAACTTCTTTATCTTTTCTTGGGTTCCATCGGTTGAACCAGTGTCAACAATAACCCAATAATCAATAATAGGAAGAACGGAAGCCAAGCATCTTTCAATTACTCTAGATTCATTTTTAACAATCATGCATAGAGTAACCTTTTTCATACTATTAGTAGCGTTAGTCATTATAAACTCCCATTTGTTTAAAAATTATCTGCCGCGAAACTTTTCTCTATCTGTGTAAAACTCATCATCATCGCTTTGTCTATAAGACCAGCGTTCCATAATGTCGTTAGAATTTATTCTTTTTTTGTTTTTTTTATTTTCTGCTTTTTTGGCTCTTCTGGAAATTCTATCATCCCATTCGCCATAAGACGAATCATTACTTCTGGCCATATGTATTAAATCTCCACAGGTATTTTAATAGGGTTTGCTAAAAAATTTGGATATGCCTTATTTACAAGGTCATAAGACAATCCTGGAATATTCTTTTTTATAGTATACTCTAAAATTTTTGCCTCTTTTGCTCCAAGGGCTTCCAACATTTGTATTAACAAAATTGTTTTTTTGTCAGAACTAATCTTATAGTTCTTATGAAACAAATAAAATCTTTTGTGTTCATTATACAGAGAAGTAAAAGAAAGTCCATCAGGGGCTTGATCTGGTGTATAAAGAGGTATTTCACTAATAAAAAAGAAAACATTTGGATCATAAGTCCATTTAAAAACATCTTCCAATGCGGGAGAGTAATTTACTCTTAAAATGGAAATTTTTTCTTGTTCTGTTTTTGCTTGATTTACTTTTTCAAGTATTTCGCTTATCAAAAGTTTCATAATTTAATTCCTGTTGAATATATTTAGCATACTTTTTATTTGAACACAATCAAAATTACAGTTTCTTCGTTAGTTCTTCCGCTAGCCTCGTGCTGCTCGGTTTTTATCTCATCAAAGGCGTTTTTGAAAGCACGAATTCCAATATCTCCCTTGACAGACTTCAAGAACTCTTTGGGCTTACGAACCTTTTTGCTCTTGCTGTTCTTCGGGTCAAACCCACGAACTGAAGTGCCGTCTACATCCAATCCGTCTACCGTTTCGGCCTCTAAAAGAGTCACAACCCGAGTCTTGGTGTTAAACAGAACCGCTTTAGATACACCAATAAGACGAGACGGGTGAAGAGAAGTAATTCCCAATTCCGTATCTTCCTTCTTCCACCGCATTCGTTTTACACGCTCTAGGGGCGGCTTACGACGCTTCACACGACGAATAGGAGGCGCAGCCCTCTTTACTTCACGAAATGCGTCCACAACGCTTTTAAGCCATTCCTGATACCGTCTAAGCACAGGCTTCTTGAATAGCGAATAGCCTTCCTTTAATTGCTCGTCTGCCGTACCTGCAATTACTGAATCAATATCTTTGGTCTGTCGTCCAAACCATTCTGAAATCATGGCAGATTGCATCGGTTTAATGTTTCGGTCTTTAATAAACTCTTCCGGCTTCCAAATCACCTTTTCGCCTCCAAGAATTTTATCTACTACTAGTTCCATCTCTTCAATAAGATCACGAACCTGTTCCCGCACATGGTCACGAACGCTAGGTCTGCCTGATGAAACAATTTCTTCACGAACCTGCTTACCTTTAGAGATGAGATGAGTCACACACTTTTTTAAATCTGAAATCTGTTGCGGGTATAAAGGAGCCCCGAGCGTGTGCATACGAGCAATAGGACCAACCGTCATGCCTAAGCGAAGCCCATCCACCTCATCAGGATAGATGCTGACATCCGACAGTCTTTTTACAAATGCAATGTTGGCAGCGGAATATTTATTTTTACTCATCCAATCCATGACCCATTTTTTATAATCGGCTTCATCAGCCATATTATGATACCACTGAATAGCCCTGCAATATTGCGTGGCTACACGGACATCTTCAGGATTTTTAGGAAGGTGATCCCAAGGGGGCTCGTCGCCCCAATACTGTTGTTCAATTTTTTTGCTCATGGCGATACAATAGTAACATGGATTTTTTCTGTGTCAACTCTTGACAAAACTTTTTGATGTAGTATATTGTTTCCATCAAGCGTTACTTGGCGGCTT